TGAAAACAAAGATCTTATAATGAGATCGTATAATGAAGATAAAACCATAGTATTAACTGAGGGAGATAAAGAAAGCTTAGATAAAGAAATTAAAATTTTTTTATCAGACATATCTGATTTTGCGGCAAGTTCTAGTAGAAAAACAGATAATATTAAAAAACTGCAAAAAGGAACAATGATATTAGATATTGGAATAATATTGCTAGGTTCAGTTCTAGCAGAAACTGGTACAATGGCAGCTCTTGTTGTTGGTGGAATGATGGTAACAGTGGGATTAATCCATTCTGTATTTAGAAATGAAAAATATACTAAGGATTATGATGATATAACAAAAGAAATAAGAAAAATTGATAGTAAATTAAAGGTTTATGAGTCAAAAGCAAAGAATACAAATATAGAATTAAAAATAGCTTCAACGAGAGCAGATCTAAAAAATCTTATGGATGAATATAATACTATACTTATGAGATTTAATAGAAGAAGAATATAATACTCGTAGATAATATGAATTAAATAAAATAGAGATAACCCTTAAAAAGGTTATCTCTATTTTAATGCTCATATATTATAAATAAATTTAAGCTTATCTACTCTTATACTCCATTAAATAATCTAAAAATACTGAATAATTCTTATCAACTATCTTGAGGTAGTTAAACTTAGACTCTTCTAATACTGTGTCTTTTATCTTTTCTTTCTTTAATTCTTCTTTTCTCCAACTATGAGTGTTATCTTTAGCAGAACCTTTAATCTCCACAATTAAATCTAATGATTGTATGTAACAATCTGGCATGTAAAATTTAGTTTCACCTTCATACTTATAATCAAATATTTGAGGTGCAGGCATCATAATATCTTCAGGGTTAGTTATATTCATAAAATTTTCTAAAAATTCTAACCAATCCTTTTCATAACTACCTGTGTATGTAGTCTTATGCCCGTTAGACCATCTATATTCACCTGATATCTTTCTATTAGCTAACATTTTCTTTTGTTGTTTAGGATCATTTAATAGATGTGTCTTGCCATATTTTTTATTCATACGTTTCTTAAATTGATTTCTGTATATCTGTCTACATTCCTCAGAACATAGTCTTTCATATCTTTCTGTATCTTCATTCCAATCAGTGGGTTTTCTACATATAATACACTTGCCATGATTCTTATCATATTTATGATTGAAATAAGCTTGTGATGGAGGTATATCTCCTATTATCTCACTATGCTCTTCTTCTATGTGAGAATATAATGATTCCTTTGCATCTCTACGCTTATCCTTATTTCTTGTAAAATACTTTTTATCACAATATGGACATTTAAAATAATATTTTTTAGTCATAATTATTTCACCGCAAATATTGATAACGTATTGTATGTTGCATTAATTGCAATAGATATTGCAGTACCTTTTTCTAAGTTATCTTCTTCTCTATCATAATATTTTTTAATAGCTGAATTTGTATAATGCATTAATACTGAAAATAATCCACCAGTTATAAAATTAGGCATACCTGAATCAGAAGTTAAATGAGTTGCAAATCTAATTACATTAAATAACAACTCATAACTTTCACTAGTGTCCCCTTTAATTGATAAATATGAACCAATTTCTTCAGTTATAGGAGCGATTACAATTGCATTTATAATTGTTACAACTACTCCTGGTAACATTAACATCATTATAGTAACTATAGTGGCTTGAATTGCTATAACTATTGAAAGTATTACTACGGATTCACTATTTTCTATAAAATCATCATAATTACTAATATCAAAATATTCACCTATTATATTTTTTATAACTTCGCTTTTACTCTTACCATTTTTAATATCTCTTTTTATAGCACGAGAGTTTGCCTTTATATCCCCTGTTAATTTATCTATATCTATAATTCCTATATCTTTAACTTTCTTTTTATTCTTTTCGAACTCACTCTCAGTTTTACTGACTTTTTTAGATAATTCCTTATTAGTACTAAGTAACTTAGTCATTTTACTCTCTGTTAACATTATACTATATTCATCATCTAAGAATAATGAAGATTCGTATAATTCACTTAATCCAAATAACTCTTCAATATTTTTGTTCATATATGCCCCCTAATTTATATAATTATTTAATTAATTCGTTAATTATTTGTTTAGATTAACAATTATATTAATATATTAAATAAAATATGAGAAAGAGAGGTGGTAATATGAATGATAGTTCTACTAAACAAGAATTTACTCTAGAAGTTAGTGGATTTAAAGAAGCTAAAGTAAGTAGCGGATTAAGTGGTCTAGCTAAGAATATAGAGACATTAATTATAATGGACAAAGGTTCTTATCCCGATTTAATGGATATGGGAGTTGGAATAGAGGATTATGAGTTTGAATTTTTAACGCCAGAAACTATATCATCAATTAGATATGAAGTTAAAGAACAAATTAGAAAATATATACCAAATAATAATGTTCAAGAGGTAGTAGTAGAAGCGTTAGATAATGATGATAAATTAAAACGTTCAATAGGTATTATGATTACGTTAAGCAAATCTATAGATAATAAAAGTGAAATAATAATGGTAGTTAATACAGACACACAGAATAATTCAATAGAGTCTACAATATTCATTTAAATAAAAAAACATAACTAATTATTAATGTAATAATATGAACTATAAAAATTATGTATTTGTATAAATTTTTAGGAGGATAATAATATGAATGAAAACAATGGTACTATAGTAGATAAGATTCCATTAGAAAAAAGAAAAGAAATGGGAGTTACAGAAAGAGAACCTGGAACTGTTACTTATCATGACGAGCGAAATGGTGACACTACAGAACCAGCAAGAGGTCAGGAAGATGACGGAATAAGATATGAGAATCCGCCAGAGGTTGAACCAGTTCAGCAACAACAGGTTCAGTCAGAAGTATCACAACAACCTAGACAACAGACTGAAACTCAAGAACCAGTTAAACAGCAACAAGCTGAAATTCAAGACAGACAACCTGTTGAAGAGTATAAAGAGAGATCGCCACAACATGCTAATACAGAAGCATCAGAAAAATCCAAACAACCAGAACCAGTTCAGCAACAATATGTTGATCCTGTTGACACCTCTAAATTAGACGCAATTATGGAAGGTAAAGAAACAATGCCTAATGATAATGGTAGTATAGAGGGTAAACCTGTTATTAGTAATACAATTAATAAAGATGAACGTAAAAGTGCTGAAAAACAAGAGAATGTAACAAAAAGTGACAGATTCATTGATAATATTACTATTGATGTATCTGATATCGAAATTATAAATAAACCTACACTTGAACGTAGGAAAGATTACGATGAAATTTTTAGTAATAAATCTACGTTCACAGTTACTTGTTGTCAATCTGCATATAGAGCAGACATGTCAGCATTATCTATGACAGATATTAATAAATTAAATACATCAAATAACGATACGTATACTTATACTAATAATTTATTTAATACTGTATATAAGCACGTTGAAAAGATGTCAGTTCATAAGCCAGGCTACCAAGATTGGTTAAAGATTACATCTATCAATGACTTTGATACATTGTTATTTGGTATTTATTCTAAGACATTTCCAGATGAAAACAACTTTGAAATAACATGTGGACATTGTGGAAATAAGACTGATATTGAGATTGACAATAATTCTCTTATCAAAACTTATGATGAAAAAGTTTATGAAAAAATTGATGATGTCATTCAATCTAATAAAAATAAAGATGATTTAGTTGATACTTCTTTAGTTCATACAACTAAGAGAATTGTGATGCCTGAAAGTAAAATTGTAATAGACATTCAGATTCCTTCACTATCAGATCAGTTAATGTTATTAAAGAAAGTTAATCCTAAGTTACTTAAGAATTATTCAGAAAGTATTATGACAATGATGTTCATTAAAAATGTTTATATGCTTGATATAGAAGGAACTAGAGCTTCAGGTAAGGCTAGATATTATGCAATTGAGAATACGCCTAAAGAACTTTTAGATATCTTAATTAAATTATCTGTTAATGATGGTAAATTCTTAGAGCGTAGTATTACAGAATATTCAGAGAAATATAGTATTGGATATGAAATTAGTGATGCTAAATGTACTAAATGTAATGATACTTTAGAGACACTTGAGGTGGACTTACAGAAGATTCTTTTTACGAGAATCGAGAAGGCGGGTCAAGTGAACTAAGATTAAAGAGAAAATCTAATGCAGAATTTATAGTATCTGTCCTGGAATTATTTGATGGACAGATTGCTATAAATGATATAATCGATAGAGAACTGCCATTAGTATATGACCTTCTCGAAGCTAAAGAGAAACTGTTAGAAGAAAAGGAAAAAATGAGGAAAGAAGCAGAAGCTAAAGCAATGAATGGAAAGTAATCTTCTCCAGAGGTTTATAGATTATTAAATTAATGGGTGGTGATCTATGAATTTAAAGGAGAGTTGATATTATGATGAGTTTATATTTGGACTTAATAAGGGTTAAAGGAGAGAATGAAAGCACTCTAGTTAATCTCTTAGATAGTCTTAGATACTGTTAAAATGGATTTAATGTTATTGATATTATTAATGGTATGGAAGAAGATTTAAATTCCAAAGTAATTGTGATTGAGGGTTTTTAAAGTAAAGAAGTATTTAATAATAGATATGATAAATATTATAGTACATTTAGAAAAGTAAAGGTAACTTTTGATGAATTTGATATTAAGTCTGTACCTAATGTATTAGATGATAGATCGTTATATAAAGAATTTTGCGATGAAATTGTTATAGATAAAGATTATAGTTTAACGATTAAGTTTAAAGATTCTAGGAACATAGAAATTAGTGAGTTAAATATAGTAGACAATGTTAATTAATCATCCTATCACAATTGATAGGATGTTTTCTTCAATTAATTTAACGATATAAATATTTAGTATATAAAATGGGAGTAGTGGTTAATGTGAGTAAAGAAAAAAAGAATGAAGAAGAAGTGAAGGACTATTTAGCATCAAATGTAGTATCTGAAGAGCGTACTAAAATGGAAATAAGAGATACAATTCATAAAATAAGCGAGATATTATCTAAAACATTAGGACCATACGGTTCTACTACTATATTGCAGGATAAGACATTAAGACACACTCAAAGTAAAGATGGGTATACTGTATTCCAAAAGATTTATTTTAGAGATGAGATTCCAAGAACTACACTTGATATAATAAAACAGATCAGTAAAAAGTTAGTAAGAACTGTTGGCGATGGTTCAACATCATCTATTATTATAGCAGATAGACTATTCTCTAATTTAGATGAACTAATGAATACACATAAAGTAGCACCTAAAGATATAACATTAGCACTTAAAAAATTATCAGAAGTATTAGGAAAGATTATAAAAGAACACGCTATAGATGTTACTGATAGCAATATGGAAGAAATTCTAGTAAAAGTTGCAACTATATCTACTAATAATGATGATGAGTTAGGTGAATTAATTAAGGACTCGTTTATGGAAATTGGTGAATTTGGATTTGCTAATATAGAGAACTCGCCTATTGGTGAAGATTACTATGAAGTTGATACTGGTATGGAAATTAAGCGTGGTTACATATTACCTGAATTTATTAATAAAGGTAATGATACGTGTGAATATGAAGATATAGATATACTAATGTCTAATGACACACTAGATGATACTGATATGGAATATGTAGGTGAAATTGTAGGTAGATATATGGAAGAAGGCAAATCTATAATGATTATTGCACCTGATTATTCATCATCAATGAAAACATTTTTCCATCAGAATAAACGTAAGAATGGAGATTACATGCAAACATTAGCCATTGATATGTCTAATAGTAACAATCGTTCTAAGGATAAGTTTCAAGACTTAGCATTAATAACTGGTTCGGATATATTTGATAAGCTTAATGGTGATACCCTTGGTGAATTTATGAATGGAAATGACGTTATGGGACATGCTGACAAAGTTATATCAGGTGAGAACACTACTAAAATTATAACTGAAGTTGACTCGGATGACGATTATATTAATGAGAGAATAGATAGTATTAAAGAAACATTGACTGAAGTAGAACTAGATTATGGACATATAGAAAGAGACACACAAATATACGAGTTAAAACAACGTATAGCTAATCTAGAGGGTAAGATGGCAAGAATATTTGTAGGTGGAGATTCTGAGAATGAAAAAATTATACGGAAAGATTTAGTTGAAGATGCTGTATACGCTTGTAAGTCTGTCTTAGAGCATGGATATGTTACTGGTGGGAACATTACAGTACCTAGAATTATAAAAAATTATAAAAAAGAGATTTTTTCGTTTGTGGGTGAATATTTTGGGTATATGAAAAATAGAGATAATATTGATGTCACATTATTTTTAGAAGATTTTATCGAAGCTATTGATGACTCTTTTAAGTATAGTTTCCGTAAGGTATTAGATAATGCCAACTTTACTGAAAAAGAAAAGGATGAAGTATTAGACAAATGTATTTCAGATAATGTATTCTTTAATCTTAAGACTAATGAATATGAAGATAATGATGTTACTAATGTAATTAATTCAGCACAAACTGATGTTGAGATTATAAAATCTACATTTTCTATCATAGGACACTTAGTAACAAGTAGTCAAATTATTACATTAAATGTAAATAACTAAAGAAGTATATATTATTAAAGTGATAAGTATAATTGATGATATGAAGGGAGAGGATTATTATTCCAATCAAAAAGGTTAATTTACCATTCTTTGGTAAAGATGCTGTATTAAAAATGGATCAGTTACTTCAAAATCCTACAGGTAAGAAGACCTCACATACAACAGCACGTTATCGTGTTATAGAGGATTTAACTAGACGTATGCATGGAATGATTAAAGAGCACGGTAGCTTTAAATTCAAAGTGTTTGATGATGGTGATAAGTACTTATTTAAGTTTAAAATACCATCTGAAAGTTATGATAAATTATTTTATGATGTACTATTAGAATTTAGACCGTTAGATAAAGACCAAAAGGATAATAAAACAATTAGAGAATATGGAATGAGGGTATTCTCTAACTCTCCCCATTTTACATTCACATTCACTTATGTTATGAATGATAATGGGTTATTAGTTCCTTGGATTAAACCTAAAATTAATAAAAAGGCACTTAAGGATAAACCCAAAGTTACTAATCCAATTGGTGAATATGGTTTTGAGAAGAGTGTTTATTATGCAACATTATTTATTAAAGAAAGTAGATTATATCGCAAATCTGCATTAAAGCAAAATTTAATTAAATTAAACGAGAGTGCATTAATAAGTAGTATTAAATCAGATACTATGAAGCTAAGAGAGTATAATAAGGTGAAGAAAGATAAGACAAAAAAGAAGAAGTCTAAACAACCGATTAAACGAAAAAAATAACCCTATTGGATTATTATAACAAGGAGATGATTTTTAGTGCCTAAAGCGAAACAAGTCTTTGAGAATAATAAAAGTGAAAAATGTATAAGAATTAATTTCGATTTAATCAAGAGTGATATAGAAATACCAGAGGATTTCTTAAAATTTTCTATAAGAAAACGAAGAACTTATGTTGGTATTGCAGATCAAATAGTTGATGCATTAAATGAAACATATGAAGATATTGAACATAAGTTAGTAATTCCTATGTTGAGTATAAATTCTAAGATTCATGAGGAACCGGATTATTCATGTGAAGATTTCTTAGAAGATTTACATGGTTTATTAATTAATAAAGATTTACTAAAATCAATTGATAAATTTGTTGAAGATAGTTATAAAGTTGATTTAAATGATAAAATGAAGTCAGCAGATA